CTGGAAAGCCCGTCCGCCCGCCTGCAATCTGCTATGTAGACGACTGGATTAAAGGATTTACTGTACTGACCGCATACAAGGCAGGAACATATCAGCCAGGGATGGAACGAGACCTTGAGATATCACCTACAACGGACGTAGATACCCTTGTTACTCGTTTGATTGCTGACTACAATACAATCAAGGGTGTCGAGGATAAACACCCGGAAATCAAGAAATTGACGTTTTCAGAGGTATATGAGAAGTTTTACGCATGGAAGTTTCCAGAGGGTTCAAAACTTTCTTATAGTTCAAAAATAGCTTACCAGACCGCTTACTCAAACTGCACGGCTCTGTATAATCGTGTATTCGAGGATTTAAAAGCACCTGATCTGCAAAAGGTAATTGATGACTGCCCGTTAAAACGTCAGAGTCTTATGGCGATTCTTACGCTGTTCAAGCAGATGTATAAATATGCTGTTTACTCAGAAATTGTAACGGAAAATAAGGCGTTATATGTCCATGTCAATGCTGATAATGACACCGAACATGGAACGCCCTTTTCTGATCAGGAAATGCAAGTGCTATGGAATAATACCGACGATCCAGAAGTGCAGCTCATTCTTATTATGTGTTACTCCGGCTGGAGAATCGGTGAAGTGTTAAAACTTACAACCAACTTAGAAGAAAGATACTTCCAAGGTGGTATCAAAACAAAAGCCGGTAAAAACAGAATTGTCCCGATACATCCCGCTATATACCATTTTGTCGAACAGAAAGTGCTGACACAAGATGGAAAACTATGCGTATATACTCAGCAGCATCACAGAAAAGCGCTGTTCTATCCTACACTGGAACGCTTAGGAATCGTCGGTAATCCGAAACACACGCCGCACGACTGTCGGCACACCTTTTCTGCACTGTGCGAAAAATACGGAGTCCGGGAGAACGACCGAAAACGGATGCTCGGCCACTCCTTTGGTGGAGATGTTACAAATGCTGTGTACGGACACAGAACGCTGAAAGAACTCCGAACAGAGATCGAAAAGATAAAAGTCCCATTTGTGACTAACTGTGACTAACGGAATCTTATTTTATCAATTTTATTAATCACAATTCAGAACATAAAAGCGCGTGAAACCCTTGTAAAATCAACATTCTCAGCGATTTTACAAGGAATTCACTCATTTCATTTTCATTATTCTAATTGTATTTAATTAGGGCATTAAATTAGAACTATGCAAATGTCAAAAAGTCCTTTAAATACAGTACTTTAGAGGATATTTAATTAGGAAATGTTTTTTCTTATTTGTGACCAACGTGTGTCCAACGAACTAATAGGATTTACAAAACGAAATGATACAATATGTTATAAGAAGCATGATTCCCGGGGTACTATCCCCGGGAGTTTTTATTTATGAATTTCTGAAATTCTGGTAAACACGCCCTTCGGGACAAACTCAAATACAAACCCATCGTCATTCGGATAAGGGATGCGGATGAAGTACCATTTCAGCCCGGCGCTGTCTGTTTCTGTGTACTTCATAACTTCCACAACTGCACCTTTTTTCAGCTTTGGAAACAGTTTAGATGGGCTTTTTTTATTAGATTTTGTATAACATTTTGTGTCTTTTTTTATCTGTGCAATGTAGGCTCTTGTGTTCATCTTCGAGTTCTGGTTTGGTTCTATGTCATCTCCAGATAACGAACCACTAGTAACTGCAATTGCCACATGATGATCGTCATTTAGAAGAATATCTCCTGCCTTAATATAATCGCCAGACTTTAGATATTTTGAGTCTGTCAGTACTTTCGCACCTACATCTTTCAGCGCTTGTCGCATATCGTAAGTAGTCAAATAAATGCTAACTGCTTTCAACTTTGCATTGTCCAGACGGTATCCTGCACCTTTTATGATAGCTGCTGTACTGGCGCTGCAATCACTCTCACAGTCTTTTTTTATTTTAGCAGGGTCATATCCATTGACTTTAAGCTGTTGCCAAAATGTGTATCTATCATTATTATTTCCCACGGTTCCCTGATCGTAACCAATATGGTTGTTTTGAGCCGCTTTCGTTGCCATATCTGCAATCATATCGGCAATTGTTTTATCTTCAAATCTCAGAACGCAGAGCCATGGTCTGCTGTACCAATTCATAATCGGATATTCTGTTCCGGTCTGATCGCCGGCTTTTCCGCCTGCATATCTGCCGTTCTCATCGTGCCCGCAATTACTGATTTTTACTGTTGCCATTTGTTGTACCTCGCTTTCTGGAAAATATGTTTTTAGTGCGTTATAAACAAACCTCTGTCTGTCCTTATATGCCCCGACTTGGTTCCCTGTGTCCGTCTGGCAGGCTGCATAGAGATTGTCCAATGTATATGGTTTCTGAGTCTTTGCCAGAATCCGGGTTACTGCCCCTAGTCCGCCTTGGTGTCTGAAGTTCACACACATAGCTTGCCCTCTAGCGTCCGTAACGCCCCTTTTAAGGGCTTCATCTGCGTAGGTGGCTAATTGTTCATCCATAAGGCTATCTTGGCATTTAATACCCGTTTTGGACGATATGAGCCGTACTATGAGCGTAGCAAACTGGCTTTTAGAAGAAATGTTGTAACAACTCCAATCTTCGTTCTGTACCTGCTCCCATAACCCGATATTGTCCAGTCTGTCCCATTGTGCCGTATCTGCATCATGAATCCGTTTCAAAAGTGTTTGTGCTTCGGTTGCGTACCATGCTCCTGCCCCGATTGTGATTGCGTGTTCATCTGAATTATTCTCATAGGCTTCCGTGAAGTCTGAATAATCCTGCTGTCCGTAAACCTGTCCGCCGGTTTCGACTGCGTAAATAATCTTTCTCAGGACGTTCTTTTGTTCAGTTGTCATGTTACCCGCTCCTTTCGCAAAGATTCTTACCTAATTCTGATTATAGCATTTAGCGTTAAGATATCTCTGTACCAATTTAAAAATCCGACAGGTGATTGCCCTGCCGGATAAGGTTAAATAACATATTTATGATGATTGTATCTGACCGACTCTTGATTAACCTTTGCACTATTCCTTATAAATAGGTAGAGATTTTACGAAAGCTTTCCATTTTTTAATGAATTAAATGGGAAGAGAGACAAAATTTAATTTATTGATTTGTCATATATATAACCGTAATTTTAGCTTTACCAGATGGAATAGTACCATCACATCTTACTTTTCCATCTGACGACTGTATAAATGGCATAGCATTAACCGCTCCAGATTCAGATGTAAATATTAACCTTGTGTTATTTTTTGGAAAATGTTCTTTTTTATTAATTGTAAAAATATAATCCGATGTTGAGTTCAATATATTTAAATTAAGGCTAATAATATGCAATAAGTTACTATAAACGCACATATTCGCACCATTATTACATCCATTTCCATCTGCAAAATTTGAAATATTGCTATTAAGTGTAATTGTAAATTCTTTAAATATTGGAAGAGTGTTACTATTTAATTCATTAATCGCTCCCAGAATTGTTTTGTCGTTCGTCTGAAGCTTCTCGAATACTTTATCGGCGATTTTTCCAAGTCCCCAGTCTGAAAGAGTAGACAGTGAAAGGCGTTTATTTGCCTTTCCTGCCGTATCAAGTGTCATAATCTCATCATTATCAGCTACTGTAGTTTTTATAGTATAATCTGTCCACTTTGGCATAACTGCTTCCTCCTTATGCTAAATATTTGTCCCGGATATATTTTTTGACTGCATCAAGATAAGCCTGTACATCGTCATTCATCACCAGAAAATTTCCTTTATTATTCTGGCTGACAACTTCTCCTGTTTCCTCGTTTACCTCAGAATAGGTGTAAGCGATACGGCTTCCCTCTCCTGTGCTAAGATTCATAAAACTTGTAAGAATTTTCTTCATTATATTTTCCCCATTTCGTCAATAATGTTTTCCCTGTCATTAAAAAGTTCCTTTTCGTAATCCGGTTCTGATACTTCAAGGCTTTTATTGTAGTCTGGCTCTGGCATGTCTGTGTCTATTGCTCTGTCATAAGCCGTCTCACTCGCATCGGCAAACCGCATATGCTCATAGTCAGCTTGCCGCGCTTTAATTTCGAATGCAAATTTAAGTCCCGGAGTACCTTTAACAATGAAATATGTCTGTTCTTTTTTATCTACCCAACAATCGCCATCTCCTTCCTTTTGTAAGAACACATAGTACTCAATCCCAACATTGGTAGATTCTTGAAAAATGTCGTCTATGTCTATCAGACATGTGCCATCTTCTGATATGGACGCTTCTCCGATGTCTCCAAACATGGGGGATGCCATTTCGTAACAATAAAATGCCTGTGTGCCATAGTTTTTTGTTGGCAGGATTCTTTTCTTCGTGCCACGCACGCTTAAATCTGCGAGGTCGGTACCTGTGCCTATACTGTAAAAATGACCTTTGGCCTCTATGTGTGTACCTGCTGTAACTTTGCTTGACGCTGAAAAGTTGCTTGCTGAAACGCTAGTATTAACTGAGACTGAACTTGCGTGTAGGGTTCCTGTATAAAGATTGATTCCTCTAATTCGTGTTCCATACAATGTCCCGTACCCCGGCACATATACTCCTGTATCCGTCCTTGAATAGATTTCCCCAGCTGAAGCGTCTAGCGTTACTTCTCCATACGTGCCACTTGATGAAAGCTTTCTATATCCAACTTCCCATCCAGCCAGATACCCGGTGTTAATATACGAGGCATTCAGATACACCTTATTATTATAAAGATATAGCCCCTGTGTTTCCCCGTTGTTGGTTAATTTATTAAAAATCTCCAACTGTGTCATTTCACTGGCATCTTTTCCATCCTGTCCGTCTTTGCCTTTTTCCCCGTATACGCCAATCACACAAGGAAGTGTTGTCGTCTTAGCTCCGTTTGTGAAGAAAGTCTCCTCATAGTTCCATAAGTACCGCTTGTCCGGTGTTGGAATCTGCACGGTTTCTGTCCATCCAGAACTACTTGTTGATACACCAGACGAACTGGACGTAGCGAGATAATGCTGTACAATCTTCGAGATTCCATTTCCGGTATCACCTTGCTTTTGCTTCACAACTACAAATTCTTTCTTTGCGGTCATCCCATTGTAAGTTGCAGTTGCTGTGATTGTGCCACTGTCCACGGACAGTCCAGAGACCGTGTACGTTGCCCCTGATGCTGAACCACTTATTCCGTTTTCCACAGAGAATGAAATGTTCGACTGCGCGGTTACGTCCTCAGCGCCATATAACACAGTTACTGTAGTCCTGCATGTGGGAAATGTGGTATATTTGCCAGATGAATCTGTCGGGATTCCCTGAAATTCATTTGATAACAGTACACTCAACGTTGCATATTTTGTCGCGATTTCTGTTGCAGTATTGGACGCGGTATCTTTTGCTATTTCAGAGACAGCTTTTCCTTTTAATGAGAACTCTGTCGCAGCGATGTGCACCTTTCCACTATCATCAATATGGAGAGTGATTTGGTTATCACTGTCAATAACCTTAATTCCTTTCGCATTGATAAATTTGCCTGCCAAAACGCCTGCAAGGATGTAATTTGCATTGATATACAGTTTCTTATCCTGTATATAAATACCCTGGTCTTCACCGCCGTTCGTCAGCTTATTAAATACTTCATCCTGTCCAAGGCTTGTATCATACTCTTTTACCGCATTGTCAATGTCGGTTTTATCGGCATATTTGAAATCAATCCAGTCAGTGTCAGTAAATGCACCATCCGACCGGCTTCTAACCGCTGTTTTGATAGAAGCTTCGCCATCTGCTTTTGATGTGACCCAGAAATCTCCCTCATTATATGGTGGTTTAGGTTGTTCAAAATAAACTGCCGCTTTCCCATCAATCTTATCAAACAGATAGTCTGGTACTTCCTGTTCTACCCATTTATTTCCGTCCCAACGCCAACGCGTGTTATTGGCGGTATTCTGCCAAAGGTCTCCTTTGTGGATATATTTACCTTTTTCCCAAACAATTAAAATCTCATTTCCGCCTACGTCCAGAATGGAATTGCCATCAACATCTGTCCACGGAATCTCTTCTGTTTCTATCCATTCAAGCGCCGGGTCTGTATCCTGGCTCCAGGTCTGAATCTTACCATCAAGTTGCTCTTGGAGGCTTTCAATCGTATCGGCAAAAACGCCTTTGATAAAGGCTGTAACTGCTGAATCATCTGTATACTTAGATGCTCTCACCCAGTCATCGGCGTCATAGCTTGCGCCCTCTGCCTTTGCCTTTTGACACTTAAGAATGTCCCCTGTCTTTCCCTGAACCCATAAATCGTCAATATCGTAAGGCGGCACCGGCTCTGCTCCGAAAATTCTTTTCTTTGAATTTGCCGTGTTTTGTGCCTGCGCCGCATCAGCCAGAGCTTTGACCACCGCAGTGTCTTTTACATAATCCCACTTGTATTCGCCATTAATCTTTGCATATCTGTAAGCCTGTCCGCCATATTCTTCGTTGTTTACAATATAAAACAGGTCACCTAAGTGTTTCTCTTTGGTTGTATCATCTGCCCAAGTGGATGCCGGTTCATTGTTACCATCAGGAACATAGTCTCCAAAGAATGCTTCTATCTGCCCGTCAATCTGCTCCTGAAGAACCTTAATCTGTGGAGAATACACTTCTGTAATAAATTTCTCAACCTCGGCATTTGCCACGTTCTCAGGTGTCTTCCCTTTAATTGTAAGCTCCGTAGCATTGAGATTGACGGCCCCTGTCTCTGCATCAATGCGGAACGTGATGTTTCCGTCATTGTCTTTTGCCGTGAATCCCCTAGTATTAATCCAGTCAGACTGAATGCCGATAGCATACAGAATGTTCAGCACTGCATCACCGTTGCTGTCAAATCCGGCTTTCCAGGTGTTTCCACCATCAACTGAAAGGAAGAATCCATCTACACCTGTTTTATAAATCACTTTTGAATCTTTCAATGATGGTTTATCATGACGATATGATATTGAAGACCCGTCCGGCTGAATTTCCTCGGTAAAATAAAATCCAAGTGTGTTTGCAGCTAATTCATTCATCTGCTTTAATTTTGCATCGTAAGCGGTGATTTTCTTTTCGGAATCTTTCTTAAGGTTATCAACCTCTACCTGCATGCTGTCGGGATAATCTGCACCAATATCCTCCATGCTTTTAGCATTACATGCAAAACTTGTGCTTCCAGAAAAAGCAAAGTCTACATCTGTCAGATATGAATAGTAAATATTGCCTTTAATGTCGGAAAATGTAATTCTATCTCCAAATGTGACATATCCGATTGCTATGCTGTCACAAGAGAATGGTCTTAATCTCATACCGACAAGTTCTTTTCCGATCAGGTCAACACCCGTCTGTTCATTGCCACTCAAAAGCTTGTTGTCAATCGTGATGACATATCCATCTTCACCGTACTTATATTCTGTTTCATTATCTGTGTATTTGACCCCAGTAACAACCACATCGTCAACATCATAGGTAAGGTTATTGATAAAATTTGGCTTAAATCCTTTTCGCTCGAGAATTGTCTCGATCTCGTTACTATCGATGTCAAGGATAGTGTTTCCATTAATGTCGTACCATGGAACTGTTTCCAATGTAATAGTGTCCGTATTATCGTCAAAAGTGATAATTCGCAAATTATCGTTCTCGTCAATGCGAGCGTTACCACCTGCCAAAGCTGCAACCATACCGATTACTGCTCTAAAAGTGGTGTTCTCGGGCTTCTTCTGCACCTGATAGTCTGCATTTTTAAATACTGCGTCACCTAACACAATCCCGGTCTGCTGACAGGCATCTTCTAAAACCTCTCTGACAGAGCATGGGAAAACAAGGTTTGTATTGTAGCCTGTCTCTGCCTTGCTCATATAGTCCAGCAAAGTGAGATTAATCTCATCGGACGTGGCAGGTTTTTTTGATACAATGAATGTGCCGCGGCGAATGGTTTCCAATCTATCAGACAGTTGCAAATTTAAAAATAGGGTGAACTGTGCTCCGGCAAAGTTGTAGTCAGAGAACCTATCATCATCATTGACCAGTGCCAATGTTGCTGTTTTTTCAATAGCTACACCTATCGGGAAGTCCCCGGAATCAGAAGAATCTACAATGCCGTTTCCGTCAAGGTAGAAATCTTCTTTTCCCAGGCTTAAAATTGTCCCATCACGCAGCACCGCATTCGCCGTAACATAATAGTTGCTATTTAAGAGAGATTCCGTCTTTAACGGATTTGTAACATTAATCATACCGGTCGAATGCTCCTTACATTAATAGTTAATCCTGTCCATCGTTCCTCATTATCCTTGAGTGTTTGCGCTGCCATGTTGAAATTAGATGCATAGAACGTCTTGTCAATCCATTTGCCGGGGGTTCGAGGATCTTTGTGATGAAATGTGAACTGACTTTTGTTGATCATAGAGTTGAGAATCGTTGCAATCTCTCCCCATTTAAGTTCACCCCATTCCATGTCATACCCAGCAATGGTTCCCATTGGTGTGTTATGCATAACTAAATCCTGGCTTCTTTTAGAACTTTCTGTTGATGTAGTTGCGAACACCGGCTTGTATGTGTCAGGGGCCTTTATAATGACCCCATCAATCTTAAACTGTTCCTGTGCCATTTACACACCTCCTAACAAGAATGGATTCTGACCGCCATTTCTGCGCCTCCTAAGCTCTGCTTCATCAATGATAATGTCTAATAGTTTTCTGCCAGATGCATTGACTGTAACATTGTAAGTGTTTCCATTTCCCTGTCCTTTCCCTGACTCTTCCCGGACAATCTGCCGTAGCAAGCTTTCCGGCGTTTCCAGGTTATTTCCTTTCTTTTGATCTCCTAATACTGCAAGAAATTCACTTCGCGGTGGAATAACTGCACCACTGGCCAGATACGGGATAGTTCCGACACGTGGAAATGTTGCATGAAAACCGATTCTCTTTGTTCCGAATGGCGTAGGCACATTCCATGGCCCGAAAGAAAACGCGGATTCGATTCCGCCAATTGCGTTGTTGATTACTCCGATTGCATTATTGACGATATTAATTGCCTGATTAATTGGCCTTTTGATAAAATCCACGATACCTTCAAATGCTGATTTGACCGCATCCCTGGCAGCATTAAACTTATCGGTAATGGCGGTTTTTATTGCTTCAACCTTAGTAGATACAAAAGTAGTAACACTTTCCCATGTTCGGGATGTCTTGTCTTTTATTTTGTCCCATACGCCCGTAACCTTAGTTTTGATTGCGTCAAACACTGTCTTTGCTGTGGTTTTGAGAGCACTCCATAAACCAGAAAGGGTCTTTTTAATGGCATTCCAGACGGTTGAAGTCGCTGTCTTGATTGCGTTCCAGGCAGCGCTAATGACGGTCTTTATTATGTTCAGTGTACCTTTTGTTACGGTTTTAATTATCTCCCACGCACCTGACACAACATCTTTGATAAAGTTCCATGCCCCATCCGCAATTTCTTTTATTCCCTGCCAGGCAAGATCCCAATTTCCTGTAAAGACACCCACAAGAAAGTCAATAATTCCGCTCAGCGTATCTGCTACATCACCAATTATTTTAATCAATGATTTTATAACTTTTATTGCTGTGGTCCCTACAACGTCAATTATCTTTGCCACAACCGGAAGCAAATTTGCAATTATCCAGTTAATCAAAGGCACTAACACTGATTCCCACAGAAGTTTCAGAGAATCAATGAGTTTTCCGAGGAATGTTTCTATCTTTAAAATCGCGTCCCCTAATGGTCCCTCTAACAGCCCTTTAATTTGCTCTGCCAGTCCTTGTAACACCGGAAGAATGTATGTGTTATATCCAGTTATTAGAGTTTCAAGTATACTTGATAGTCCGTCTGCTATAGAATCAAAGAACGGTTTTACATGTTCATCGTATAACCTCGATATTGCGTCACTAAGGTTTTGAACAACTGTTAAGACCCCACTTGTTACGGTTTCTATTACTCCGAGGCTACCTTCGATTGCTGACTTTAAAATGTCCTTGTTGTCGATAAAAGGCTGTGCAATCATGTTTAGGATATCTCTGCCAAGTTTTGCAGCCGTTTCTGTAAGAACCATTCCGATTTCAGCAAAGATTCCGATTAAATCCGCTGTAATCTGCTGTGCGGTTTCTCCACCAAAAACTGAGAAAACATCAGCGAAAGCAACTGCAAGATTTCCCGCGATTTGTGAAATTTCGGCACCGATGTTGAACATATCTATCAGATAGTTCTTTATTCTTTGCGTGTTCTGCTTTAAAAACTTTTCAATTCCGCCTATAATGTTTTGCGCAATTGTTAATCCGATTCTGGCAAATGAGCCAGCAACTTGTCCAATTGCATATGCAAATGAATCTAAAAAATTATTTGCTGCTTTGGTAACTTCTGGGTCAGTGAAGATATCCTTTAAAGATTTCCATATGGAATCGAGATCTTTCTTTATTTCGTCAAAAATTGGCTCGTAATCTCCTAATCCATCCCAGAATCCTTTTGCGATTAACTTGGCCAGCTGTTTAAACCTGTCAATTATCTTCTTTAGTGGTTTTGACATTTTGTCAAGAACTGTCTCGCCCTCTGCTATCTTTCCATAATCAACATTTTGAACAGCGCCTTTCATTTGATCTAAAAGCCCGCCAGTTGCGCTCGGCGTTTTTGACGATGAATCCGTACTTTTGTCCGTTGAATAATTATTTATTTCATCCAAAGGACTAAGGTATCCCTTTGCCGCCTTAGTGGCTTTCTTAGTTGCATCCGCTGTATTATTTGTCGCATCTGCCAGTTTTTTAGCATTATCGGCAGCTTCTCCGTATTGATCGGCTGTGTCGGCTATTGCATCCGTTCCGGCAAGGCCTGCGCCACTCGCGCCTGTTTGTCCAGAAGACTTCTTTCCGGTAATCAATTCCGTAAATGACTTGAAGGCATTTGCCAGAGTTGCTAACTTACCGAGTAAGATATTGATAACTTTCAGAACAGGAGTAAAGAGGTTGATTAATCCCTGTCCGACTGTTGCTTTGAGAGATTGCAGCTGTAACTGCATCACTCGCACCTGGTTCGCCCAGCTGCCAGAAGTACGAATAAAGTCACCAGATGCGGCAGACAACTGTTTCTGTACAAAAGCCAGACGAAGAGCCACTTTCTCTTGTTCGGTCATGGCGGATGTGGTTTTGCCATAGCCGTTTGCAAGTGCGTACTGGTCAAGTGCCGACTGGGTCATTACCACGCCGAGATCTTTCAACGTTTCTGTTTCGCCGGTAAACACTGATTTCAGCTTGATATAAGCCAAATCCTGACTGATGTTATAGAATGATGCCACATCACCAGTCAGCTGTGTTAGAGCCGTTGACATGTCGTAAGCCTGCGCTTCTGAGAATCCGAACGACTTAGACATTGCTCCGAACGTACCAACATACCGCTTTGCCATAGTCTCCGATAGTCCGGCAGAGGTCATAGCGTTTTTTGCAAATTCGTTTACCTTGTCCGACATGGTTGTGAACGTAACATCGACCACGTTCTGTACTTCTGTCAGATTGGAGCCAAGTTCTACACACTCTTTTCCAAACTGGGTCAATTTCCCAATTGCGAATGCTCCGCCAATCAGTATGCCTATTTTTTTTACTACACTGCCAAGTCCATTAAATGACTGTTTGATTGCTGACACGCCGTTCTGTACGCCAGACGTGTCCATTCTGGTATCAATAATGACTGAGCCATCAGCAGCCATGTGTCCACCTCCTAACTATTTGAGGTTAAGCATCTCGTTAAGCTTATCTTTATAAGCCTGTTCCTCTTCAGAGAGACGCGTTTTTATATCAATAAGATTCTTGTTTTCCTGATAGAATTTCTTCTCCCATTTATCGAGCTTTTCGCCCTTTATCTTTTTTGAACGAATTCCAACTACGGTATTAAAAAGACATTCGCCAGATTCCATGAAGTATCCGAAGAACGTCCACCAGTGCATATACGGAATGGCTCTGATTTCTTTCCCGGCAACTTTATTTACAGCCGGTACGATCATATCTCCGTCCTGTTCCCAGTCCATCAATCGAGGTTTGGGCTTGCCTGAGTCCTCTTCTGCTTGTCCGCAATCAATAAACTCACAGGCTTTCACGCAAGCCTCTTCCAGGCATTCTGGAGGGATATTCTGCCAGTCTTCATACAGAATTTTGAGTATAACTTGCTTTTTCCCATAATCATTTAATTCCGGGTCGTTCTGGGAAATGAGAATGTCGAGTATCGCTCGAAAATCTGTTCTGATAGAAAAATCCACCCCACTGATATTTAGTGAGGTGGGTAACTCATAGGCGGTCATTTTGTGTATTTCTCCGTATACTTATTAACAGTAGCCTGCATTTTTTTATTTCTTTTTTCAATTTCCGGTGCAATTGCTTCTGAAATCTTATCAAGTACAATATAGGCAAACACCTGACCATTTCCAAACACAGTTGTTGCGGTAATTGGTTCTTTGAACAAATCCTTAGATGCTTCGTATCCGAGCATATAATTGATTTTGTCCTCAATCTGCTTATTAATCTCCGCCATTTCTTTGCTAGAAGAAACATTTTTAACAGATTCCTGAGCCTGTTCAAAGAAAGTTTCCAATTCTTCCGCTCTTGCCGCAACGTTAATGTCGGTAGGATTCAGCTTAAATGAAGAAAATACTTCTCCCTGTTTGTTTGTGAATGTAAAAAGAAGAAATCCATCATCAATGTTTGTATTAATTGTTTTTGCCATTTTCTACACCCTCCTAAAAATTATTCGCTGTCAGCTGTGAATGAGCCGGAAGTAATGTCAAATTTACCTTTGACACGTCCTCCAACGTAATTAACTGTGAACGGAATCTGATAGCCGGATGTGTCACCGCCGTAGGAAGTCGGCACAACATGACAATCCTGCTTGTATGCTTCGTATTTACCGGCTGTTGCTTCTTTCCAGAGATGTACTTCAACTGCACTTGTTTTCAAATTATCGTCTTTAAGACGTTCGTCAACGATCTGCTGAAGCTTTTCGAACAAGTCTGATGTGGTATCCGCATAAAACGGATCAGCGTCAGAAGAAGCTTCGTAGCCGTTATGCTTGAATGTGGATTCTCCGAGAATGTTTTTAGATGTTTCAGTATCTGGATTGAGTTCTACGTTATACTCTTCCAGATCTTTTCCAAGACGCTCATATTTCGGTGCCAGTCCTCCACAAAGAGAACCGGCATCAATGTAATGAGCCATATATTTACGATCAATTTTTCCTGTTACTGGCATAGAAATGTCCTTTCTGCCTATCATTTTTAAAAGGCTATGTAGGTTGGCGACTATTCTCTAATTAATAGCCGGTTGTTACGTTATATTACTTCATAAGTGTTTTCGTAGCGTACCGATAATGGTAATAACCAATCCTGTACGTCACTCTCCTGTGGCTCTAAACCATAGGAATTATCACGAGTGATACGTTTTATTACTCTTCCTTGTGAAAGCTCTGGAAAAGCAGATAAGCGTGTCTCAGCGCCGTTTATGACAACTGGTTCCCGGCATATCCATTTACCGAGACTGTCCAGAAATTTCTGAACAGATAACTTCTGCCGTTCTTTGTCGGATGCCGTTCGATAAACCACATAAAATGGGTACTGGCATACCTGATGCATTACTCCACATACATCTTCTTTTTCCGAATAGACTAAAGCTCCGTTGTCTGCTGAGAAAGCGATTCCGGATTCTTTGCCGAGTTCCTCAAATTTGATTGTTTCATTTTCGTATAGCCCGGGATACTGGTTCAGAAGTGCTTTCATTGCATCTGTCAGAATCTCATACCCGGTTGCATCCTTACCGATAGGCTTATCTGCCATGTCATCCACCTCCTGCTTGTGCTTTTACTTTGCGAATCCATGTGCTGCCGTATTGTCGCTTTGCGGCATCAAACCAATGGGCTTGTGCCTGTGGGTGCGCCTGTCTGGTGTATTCAAGATTCTCCTTTGCAGCTGTCCGACCAGAGAACTGACTGACAAGAACTTTCTTTGCTCCACGTCTTGCGTAGGGACTTCCAGTTGCTTCGTCAACCATTCCTTTTCCCTCATACAAAAAACGTCCATAAGGTGCCGCCGCTGCGCATACTTTCCCAGTTCCTTGCAAGGATGTACTCTCAACTCTTGTTCGGTTGATAAAGTCCCCTGTAATCATCGGCATGAACGGAACCATACTGTCCATAACCATTCCATCAAGGAGATACTGGGCTTCTTGGTACTGTCTAGAAAATCTATCCATATTCAGTTTGATTTTCATATCTCCGTCAACTACGGAAAATCCTTTGAAATGATGAATCTTACTCATATCACTTACCCAAAATTTCAAAATGCGGAATCAGTGTATACGGACCGCCTACACTGGTAATCTTGAACACGTTGTCCCTGTTCTCATTCATGTACTGGTAGAATCCGTTTCGATAATCGCCATCGGTTACTATTCCACCAGTCCACTCACCCTCCCAGAAGAACGATTCATCTGAGAATGTGATAGTGTCTTCCAGAGCGTTGTTAATCTGCCTTTTCCACTCTTTAGGCGGAATCCATGGGAGAATCTTGCCGTCTTTATCAGTAATGGTCATATCGCCGTTCTGGACAGCATAGCGCACGTGTAACTGTGCGTTGTCTGTTGCGTCTGGCCCGTACTTCTTAAGGATTGCCCCCCTGTCCGTAATGAGGTCGACACCGGATAAAACGTGAGGGTACCAGTACGCATCTCCAGTCGTGGCTGATTCGTAATAGTTGAAAATCGTCACTGTTTTTTCGTACATGATGCCCTCTCCTTAATTATTCTTTCTGCACTGTCTGCTTAATAACCTGATTTACACCAGTGGCCGACAATCCATTAAACATACCGACTGCAACCGCCGTGATATAATCCGTTGCCGGGAAATCCGGGATAATTCCCATTCCGACTGCTCCGAGAATCCCGCCAGTAACCGCCATGATCACCGGAATCCATTCATCAGAGATTCTTTTTGATGCCTTACAGCCCATTCCTACGATGTAGCAAATCATAACGATTGCTATACATGAGCCTAATGTTGTAATGTCCATTATTATCACCTCACATCAATTTAAGTTCATTGAATACTTTAAAAATTTTTGGTGACTGAATAGCAAACCAGTCAACCATTTCTTCGTTTGTAGCCCAGCTGTCAGCACTATTTGAATTAGAATCAAGTCCAGATTCCATCAGAAATGCGTGGATGATTTCGTGCCTAATAACCTGCTTCTGATAACTTTTAAGGTCTGCTTTTACTCCAATCTGTCCCTGCGATGTCTCCATGTCATCAACCACAATTTCCCGTGTTGATAAATCAGTATAGCCATCTGCATTTGTCAGACTCGGATATTGTTTCTTATTCCCGAACTTCACGCTCCATTCAGAGCCTAAGATATCAACCTTGAAATCCTGCATATAAAATCGGTATCCCTTCATCCGTCCTTACTCCCATCAGAAGCGGTAAAGCTGTCTTTAAGAGTAAGTCATTCGTTTTCTGTACATCTCCGGCAGCGGCATACACTGCACTCCATTCCTTTGCACCTGATGCTTTTTGCTGTGGCGTGGCGTAAGAGATGGATTCACTGCCGGATGACACAGAAGTTACAACGCCTGTCGTGCTACCACTGGGCCCGATTGCAGTTGACGTACCGCTCACAGCGGCATTGGTAGCATTCTTTTCAGCAAGCTCAATCTGATACATTAATTCAGCTAGTGAGCAGACTGCCTTTTTGATGCGTTTCTGTGAGCGTTCATTTTCCGGCAGCCCGTCCACCAACCTGTCAAACGTCATTGTGTCCACAAAATCACTGGCTCTTTCCGCCAGGCGTGAAAAGTCGGTTTCCGGCACGACCGAACCGAAGTATGAAGTTGTATAAAAATCATAATCTGCATAAGCCATGCCAGCTACCTCCTACATTTATGATTTCGCTGTTACGCTTGCACTTCCGGCGTTCAGTGCTTTGTATGTTCCATCGCACTCAACCACTGTAATCTTCTGTCCGGTTGCCGCTGTGATATCGGCTTTTCCATCCCAAGTGCTCCAGTTTCTGAGGTTCTGTCCATATCCAACAGTTACTGCGTCTGTTGCAACTTTGTATTTATATACGTTGTTGGTATTTTCCTTAGCCGGTTTTACAGTGATTTTTGTATCACCACTTGCTGTTCCAGCCACGGAATTTACTGTCAGAGTGCCAAGCGTTGGTGTTTCGTCAATGGTGATTACTGCGATTGCGTCAATGTATTCTGCAAAAAGAGTAAGACCCATGACCGCAAACGCCTCGGACACCGCTGTGTGGTAGTTGCCCTGAGTGTGGAATCCGATCAGGTTTGTCTCGCCAGATACAGTGTATACAAGCCCCGCTCTCGCAAAGTCAGATTCGTTAGGGTCTACATAATACAGAACAATGTTCTCAACAGGTGTTGCAATAACCTGTCCTCTTGGAATCTCACTGTCAGATAACAGGAAGATTGTGTTGAATCCCATGAAATCTTTCATATACTGGAAACCGAACTGATTCTGAATAGTAATCTCAGCCGCGCCGAGATATTCATATACATCCAGAATATTCACAAATCCAACAACGCCAGTCACATTTCTGTGCATCTGTTTAAATTTGTTCTCTACGCGACCCTTAGCCATTGCCAGAGCCATCTGGAATGTTGTTTCTGTGGAAGTAAGTGTACCGGTTTTCAGATAATCATAAAATCTGCCGGTAACGTCAGTTTGAAGCTGGAAAAGGAATTCATCGTCAGTCATCTGAACAGCGTTCTCATAACCGTGATCCTTGATTGCTTCGATAGATACAGCCTTTGCGTACTTTTCAATAGTCATTTCCGCATAGGTCTTTTCTTTTACAGTAAACTTGCTGTAAGGGATTTCCTCACCCTCACCAACATTTCCGCTCCGCAAAGTACCCTCTGCGTACTTGGACTTGAGTACAGCACCCGGCTGTTTTTTGATAGGTCTCATGATACCCAGAATATCACGTAAGTGCTGCCAGTTTCTTTCGAATCTGGTAACAAAATCAATCTCACGTGCTGTGACCTGAATATCATTACTCATAATAAGATTAGCTTTTGCTGCCATATAAAAAATCCTTTCTACCCATAACTATTAAGGTATTGGGTTAGCGGCTATACTCTGGCGTATAGTCGGTGTAAAAAAATCACTGGAATAACTGGATATTCTGAGCAATTGCAGCCTGTCTCTCGGACGGGTCTTTGATTGCTTCGATATCTTTCTTTGTCATGTTTCCCGGTGTCTGCTGCTGTCCAACATGTGTTGTAAATCTCGCCTGATTCTGCTGAGCCTGCTGCTGAGATTCATCCACAAAAGCGGATGCGTCAGACTGCTTCATCTGCTCGATCAGATCGTTCAGCCCAAGGATTTTACCGTCTTTCAGTTTTAATCCAGCTTCTTTGATGTCTGCCATGACTGATTTCTTTGCAGCCTCACTGGAAAATTTAACATCATCGAGTGCTGCTTTCAGAGCATCTGAGAAATCACGGTCATAGATTTTTGCGTTGAATTCTTTCTCTGCATCTGCCGCTTTCTGTTTCCAAGTCTCTAACTCGGTTTTAACATTTGCCGGGTCGATACCGTCAAAACCTTTTAAGGTTTCCTCTGCTGTCTCAGCACGTTCTTTCCAGTCATCACGTTCACCCTCGACTTTTGACAGAGTTTTCGCTACTTCTTTAGCATTCTTGTAATGTTCAGAGAGTGCTTTCTTCACATCTGCCTGTTTATCTTCCGGGATTTCAATTCCAAATGATTTTAATGTGTCAATAAGTTTCTGCATAACATCCTCCTGGTCGTGTTTATTGACCTGCCGCCGCAGGTAAATGGATTAAGCCAGTTAGACCACTGGCAGGGTAATCGGAAAGGGTGGACTTGAACCACCGACGTCAAGAACTATGCGCTCTCCGCTCTCCCACCTGAGCTACATTCCATCAACCCGGATTCCCGGGTTAGCAAGGTATTTAACGTGTTATGCCTACCACGAGTTGTTTCGGATATTTATTTCTTTTTTTTAAAGAAAAGTATGAATAACAAAAACCTTAATCAAGGAGGTGAGCCATCTTGCGTGCCAGACGGCAAATACGCACGACAGGATTCGGACCTGTTTAACTTTCCATTAAAGCGTGCGCACCAGCTACTAAATTAAAGAAAGGAGGATTAAAACGAAAATGTCAAAACAACCGTTTTACTTGTGCTTCCTGCTGCACAATTACATTATAACAGATTTCTTTTAACTACCTCTCTACCACTTTTTGCGTTTTTAAAGCATATCCCGAAGTTTTTCTACGTATCTCTTGACAAGATCGCGTTCTTCCCGGCATTCTGCATCCTTTGACATATCGCTCATTTCTGTTGTGAGCTCGTCCAGATGTTCTTCCAATGCGGCAAGCATCTTCCTCTTGCAGTCTTCAGACTTGCCGGAACGATAGCTCTGTTTCTGTGTCATATAGTCGTCATAAGCATCCCGTCCGTCAGAACGGCTGTAATGCCCTCTGACATAATGTTCGCCACGTCTGGCGTAAGAACTGCCTCTGTCGTAATCCGGCATCATTCTGCCGTCATTTGAGCTGTATCTCCCCATACTATCACGTTTTCTACCGCGTTCACTGTAATCGTCATTGTATCCGCCACCACGCATCTCATCAAGAACAGTATTGTAATATTCCACTTTCTTGTCCCAGTACTGCGTATTCTTGATATCTTTGTACATATCAATCAGTTTGTATGTCATTTCCAGATTCCCGGTGGTCAGCCCATTGTCAGCGATTTTGGAAAGTTCATCTTCGATTCTTGCGCATAAGTCTTTAATATCTCTCATAATCACACCTCCTACGCTTCTCTGGTTACGACAATGTTTGCGTTCGCAACAGAAACAGCCTGATCGCTTGTATTCTCTACTGCGATGTTAACGCAACATCCACGAGGTACATCAATATAAATGCCAGAGGACACATTATTATACTGGTCTACTGCTGCCGGTGTGGAAATCATCTGTGAAGATAATACAGGTTCGCCAGAGATTGCAATAGCTAGAGAAATAGCTCCGACAGTACCGCCCGTTGGAATTGCGATATTACCAGAAAAGTCCACGAAGAATCTAGCTTTACACTGATTGGTTAAACCTCTAAGTGTAATGATTCCGCTTCCCTCTCTGTGCTGAATGCAGTTAGACCCTTTAACTGCTGTGTTTGAAAATACTACGTTTCCATTTGCTGCTACAGTCTGAGCAGCTACATTTGTAAATTCTGCCATAAAAATACTCCTTTCATATCACAAAAGGACAGGTCTCAGCCTGCCCCTCTGTGTAATACGGCGTAAGCCGACATCCGAATTAATCGAAAGATACTCTCGATATGAAGTTATCAGCAATTACATCCGGTGTTGCATCCGCATCCGTAATATGTGTTCGGGTTAGGAACCTGATATGCCGGGATCGGTGCCGGATTAATCGCATTAATAAGCTGCTGTGTCTGTGAAGCCATTGCGGTTGTAAGAAGTGCGCTCTGGCGATCCTGAGAAGCGGCGCGTCTGAGGTCATTGTTTTCAGCCTGCAAGTTAGAAATCTTTTCATTGCAAAGATAATCAAGAATGGCTCTTGTCCCTGCATTCTGGCTGTCGATAATGTCTCTTGTGTTGCTGTTCATGGTGTTCTGCAATGCACAGGTGTTCTGTGCCATATTGTAATTTACGCCCTGGATAGCTTCCCTGGTTTCACAACAGCAGTTCGCAAGCTGTGCCTGGAGCGCATTTGTGTTCTGCATATTGGCTACAGTATCGGCATTGATTGCCTGCTGGATTCCAAAACCAGTCTGCATGATATTGGTGTTGATTCCGTTAAATCCGGTAAGCATACCGTTATTCACTGCATAGAATCCATCACAGAGACCGTTGTTGATTCCGTCAAGCTTGCTGATCACTGCAGAATTGTCGAATCCTCTCTGAATGTCTGCCTGAGTAGCTGCTGTGGCTACATATCCGCCGCCGTTTCCATTATTGCCCCAGCCGTTGTTTCCCCATCCGAAGAAAGCAAAAATGAATAAAACAATAATCCACCAGCTACCATCTCCGCCAAACATGCCGTCATTATTTCTACCGTTTCCAGTAGCAGCGGCAATATCTGCTAAACTATAATTTCCATCCATAATAAAAACTCCTTTTTTGTATTTACATCAATCTGGCCAGATTGTAATGTACTATTTCATTCCTTTCAACATGTGTTGGAATTGCCCTGCCATCTGCTGAACCTGATTAAGTTGCTGTTGGGAAATCTTCCCAGACTGTAACATCTTCTCAACTTCCGCTTTCGGGTCTCCCTTAAAATTCTGTTTAAACTGCACAAACTGCTGCATCATCTGCATTGGTCCGTTTCCCTGTGGCATCCCACCACCGAGGGCGTTAAATAATGGATTACTCATCTGCATTTCCTCCCTTGGTCGCTGATTCCTGTACGGTATTAGCCCTAACAGGTTCAGAAAATGAATTTAATCGGTTTATAATAGCTTCGTATTTGCCTTTCAAATCATCGTATTCCTGTCTGGTGACGTATTTACTGTCCATATTCTGAACAGTCTGTTTAGGTGGCATCTGAGTGCCTACTTCATGATACTCAAACGTCCGTAACGGCTGCGGCATACCGGAAACGTCTGTGGATTTTATAAAGAATTTTTCTGATTCTGAATCCATTAGTAAAACACTTGTCCCGGGTGCTACCAGATAGGATTTTGCGCCGACTTCGCCGGATACCCACAGGATACCGCTATTATTCTGCTGTGGTTGCTGTACTGGTTGAGCTGGCATCTGGACAGGCTGTTGCTGAAACTGGTTCATCTGTCCCGGAACGCCAAAACTATATTGATAAGGATTGTTATATAACGCCATCTTATGCACCACCTTTCTGATTATATTTTTGCATAGATGTATCAATCTAAAAAGTTCAAAAAAGTGTCAAAAAAGTATTACACGATAACACACATAGATTTATAATCGAGAAAAAAGGAGGGATTAATATTGTGACAGAAGCGCAGAAATGTTAAAATTTCAAACGTTATAAAGAATAAAAAGAATTTCAGAAGTGACGAATTGAACGTTATGAAATAATAAAAGGTGGCAGCTTGATTGCTACCACCTTCCAACACCATGTGTTATACTTTATCCGTCTATCAATGAGGCTCCGGACGCCTTTTGCCATTGATATCCGTTAAAATAATAATATCTCTTGCAAATTAAAAAGTCAATAGAAATTTAAAAAATTCACAGCGCACATTCTCTTGGTGTCCTTGTCACATCGCGGGACAGCACCGGAAACAACCATATCAAATACTTGTGTAGCGTCCTTTTCTGCATTTTTTTCTTATTTCGTTTATTTCGGAAAAATCGCGGCTTTTTATGGCCGCGATAATCTGTTTTGGTGTTGGTTTTATTATTTTTATCATTTTATCTGCTTACTTTCGTTTTAACATTTTCCGCAAAATACGGTTTAATATATTTCGCAGTTGTATTTCTATATCGACTAATGAAACTATCTGGATTTTCTATGCTTTCCATAAGCATTTCCCAAAAATCGCCAATATACATTTTTTTAATTTCAGAAACTTTCCCAAAACAAGACACATGTAATAAGTGCTTGCCGTCCACAATCAGCCCTGTTTTATCTGGGAAGTTAATATATATATCTTCCCTCCCAGACTGTCCGAAGCTGTGGCGAATACTGTAAAGCTTTTTTCGGCCTTTCTGGAAATAATTTTTGATTAACAATGTAACATCTTTGTCTGCGACAACAAACGCCAGCAGATCAACAACGTTGGGATCACATCCATGCAAAATCCCCACCTCGATTTCCTCAGAATCCGGGTAGATTCTGAGTACGCCTTTTGTGCGTCGCGTCGGCTCCATGAAACTTTCTTCCCCGTCAATCTCAAATGGTTTTACGAGCACAGGTTCTTCCCACTCGTATTTATTTATTTCTGTGGCGTTTGTCTTGATAAAATTTAACATATTTACGTATTTACTCATGCTTTTCCTTCTTTCTCCCGGTTTGGTGTCCGGGTTGCTTGTTCTCTGTTGATGGCTATATAATACTATATCTAAGGCACAAAATCAATATACAGAATAGCTAAATCTAAGGCACAAAATATACGGTTAAATTGTGCATATTGTTTCGTTCTGGAAACCCAGAAAGTGTTATAAAACGCTATATATAAGGAAGAAAAAATATTATTTGACTTCTAAGGCACAAAATGATATACTCATTACAACAATAAGGAGGTGAAAACAGCATGGTAGAGAAAACAAAGACACCGGAAGCGCAGAAAAGAGCGGTATATAAATATGATGATAAATTTGAACGCATAAATTGTCGCTTTAAGGTTGGTACAAAAGAAGCGATAATGAAAGCAGGCTATAAAAGCGTAAACGACTTTATAAAATTGGCAGTTGCTGAGAAGTTGGAAAGAGAAGAAAAAATTTTACGATAAGGCACAAAAAACTACTTGACATCTAAGGCACAAAATGTTAGAATAAAGACAGTTAAAGAAAACATACCACATAGCCCCATAGGGAGCGGACAGGAGGGCAAAATGAAATTAAACACATTATCATATATATTTGGAAAAGAGGACACAATTGAAACCGGCAAAGAATATTATTTCGGTCAGCTCTGGGACGGTGACGGGGACGGGGAAGAGCTTCTCGAGTCCGGAGCAATCGCAGTATATCAGGACGGTGAGGAATTTATTGTTGATTTCGAGACTCTGGAATCTGCGGAGGATGTTTTACAGACCCGGGTTAAGGTTACCGGGATTAACTAAGAGGAGAGGAAATGATTATCCGAATAAAAATAAGCCCCTGAGAGATAATTCCGGGGGCTTTTATTTCTGTCTTAACACACTTTGATTATTTTATTGTTCACCCGTCGGCTCAATCGTTTCGCCGTGGATATACTCACATTCATCTGTTCAGCGCAGTATTCGAGTGTATATTCCTTGCATCTCAGTCGAAACAGTCTTTCTTCGTCCGGTGTGAAATTACACTCTATCAAAAATCTGTCTATATCTTTCTTCGTGAACACATATAATTTCATGAGCATACCCCTTACTAATGCTAACGCTGATTCTGTGCAAGATAATTTGTAAGCTTCTGTTTTGTTTTTTTTAATTCTTCGACGTTGTTCCCACTGATCTGACTGTCCAGCATGGTTGATAACACTTCCAGAATTAATGAATCTCGTTCTGCAATCCTCCGAAGACTCTCGTAATCTCGCTTATCATGTTCTTCCAGTGTCTCAACTCGCTTATTAAGCCGAAATGCCGGGGTAATCCATTTAAAGATTACGGCTGCCGCACCTCCGACAATAGACACCCCTCCGCAGATAGAAAGAAAAATCTGTACAAATTCTGATATGCTCATTTGCTCTCCTTTTCCCAGTAATATACCGGAATCTCATTACCACTATCCCATGTATCGAAATATTTGCCCTCTTGTACTGTCACCACATGACCATCTATGCAGAGAATGTATGTGCCTGTCTGATGATCTGCGCAAAAATCATTGACTGTATAGATATATCGTTCTGATTGTTCAATCAGTTTGCGTCTGTACCCATGTTTGTAGAGATACGCTCCCCAGACATAATTTGCGCTTGGCATATCTGACAGAGCGCATGCCTGTATCATTAATCCGGTAAAAACCGTTTCCCAATCAAGCCCGGTTGCCTTACATATTGCCCGGACAACGCAATCTCCCGTTCTCTTGTCCTTAACAGGATTAGGATTGAAATATTCCCATCTATCCATCAGTCAATCCCCTTTGCTGTTTTATATCTCTTTGCCGCTCCTCTGGCTTTTGCGGCGTTCTGGCGGTTCCATTTAGCTATCATAAGTCGGTCTTGCAGCTCTCTTAGATCATTGTCTTTGCAGTAATCTTTGTACGCTGAATTCTGCTTCTGTAAAAGATAAGATTTCCTGTCAAGGTCTTGCTGTAATGCGAATTTTGCCTGTTCATCCTTGCAGTTATCAACCGCCGCTTGCATTCCAAGGACTTCACGCTTTGTTTTGCGAATTCTTCGCTCATAAGCACGTTGCCGCTGTTCTTTTTCATACTGCTTTCCCTTGTCGGCTTTGTCCTGCGCTGATAGTTCTGTATAGGGATTAAATTCTCCATCACTGGCTCCAAAACTATGCCGACAGTTAACTCCTGACAGTCCGCTTGCTGTTCCGTATCCGGTCAATGAGAACGGCGGGAATTTCTTGCTCTTGCCAGAACGAGAGTATATCTTTCCTTGCCACCATGCGTGATTTCCCGGATTCTCACCGCCGTCACCTGTTCTGGCTCCCATGTGAGCACTGACCAGAACTAAATCCCAGTTCATTTCTTCCATGCGTTTTAGGGATATATCTCCGGTGGCCTGTGCCACACCAGTTCTGACAGAACGCGCTACTGCTGTTTCAATCGTGTCTTTTCTGCCGGATGGATATGTGACCGTAACACCATCACTCACAACGTTATTAACCGCCTCTTTGATGGCTTGCGTATAGCCAACTGCTCCAGTCATCACATGGTTATATGCAAGGTCACATTGTTCGATATAGAGTCTCTGAGCGGCACTTGCAGTCGTTCTTGTGAAGTTCTTCCACTCTCCCATAGTCGCAAGCATATTTCGCTCCATGAGTCTTATCATAGCTGGCGACTGTTCGAGCGGTACAGGGCTTAATCCTGCTGCCTTGTATACTTTATCATCATAGTTCATTGCAGTGATTCCGGCATCTTCAAACGCTTCAAGAAGTTCCTGCTGTTCGCGTTTGGTGTATCTGGATAATTCTGCCAGAATGTCCTCTAACAGTTCACCTGATTCCTGTAGCGTTCTGATTCTCCACGCGTCCGCATTGGTCAGAATATAGTCCTCACCTCTGCCGATTCTTGTCATCATTCGAGACACGATCTCAGAGATGATATATTGATGCAGTTCTTCCGCAATCTGCTCACTGCCCTCTGTTATCCGGCGTAAATATTCTGGGCTTAACATAATTACTCATCTCCAAACAGTTTCGGCTCGTCTGGCTGGGCTTCTTTAACCATTGCTCTAATCTCATTACTCTTCTTCAAAAAAACCTCTCGTTTTGTTTTCCTCTTTGGCTTCTTGTGAAATTTTTTTTGCTTCCTCTTCGGTATATCCATAAAATTTCATCAAATAACGCCAAAATGCTACATGCCCGGAATTTACATAACTGTACCACGCCATCCTGTCTTCTTCTCTGTTGTATGTAAAATCGCCAAAATCATAATTAACTATATACTGGACATATTTCTTTTTCTTTTCGTCGTAAATCCAGTTAGAATCTGGTGCAATGCCATACAAATCTGCAAATGTATTTAGGGCGTATATAGTGTCATTCAAGCAACATTCTAGCTTATCTCTAACATCCTTAATCAACTGGATTGTCCGTCGGTCGTCTGCTTCTACCTGCGTAGCCGTCACCATACCGGTTTTTTCATTAAAAACAAAGTACCCGTTGGAGAATCCAATCTTGTACCCTAACTGGCTTAAAATGGCGTTTATGCCGCTTATACGGGTATCTGTGTTGAGAATTGGATTGATTTCCTTGTAAAACTCTTTTTCATCCTGTCCGAATACATTTTTTACATAATCCGGCAAGCTCATTTCTGAACATCTATGTTCCATTGCCTGTGGTGTCATAGCGGAGACAGGTGAACCACTCGGCATCAACAATCTGTCATCTGCTAGAACAGTCCGCTTAGAATCAAGGATTTCTTTTGCATTTCGGCTGTATGCAATGTCCAGGTCTTTTAATTCTTCTATAGCTTCCGCAAATATCGGAAGTCCCAGTGGCGTGCTAATATCCACATTGTTAGCCTGTGGTGTCCGAAGTACTCCGTACAATGGTCCGTCCAGTTTCTCACCGTTTACTTTGAGAATCGGCGGCGTATCTGCCATGAGGTCAGCCCACTTGGTTTGTTTGAGGTCAATCTTATCTCCGATTGACTGAGGAGATTTTGATACATAAGCTCTGTTAGAAACATAATACGGATAGGTCGTCACTCCATCCACAGCGGTCTCAACAAAACGATGATATTCAAGCCGTGTATAATATTTCCGTCCAACCGTATAAGAGTCCTTGAATATAATCCCTTTGATTTCCTGATTATCGTAATCCACAATCATCACGTCTGCCGGAGTGAATACGTCAAGGCTCTCGCCGTTTGGCTTGATAAATACTGTTCCGTAAGCACAGCCGTATTCTACCCAGTGACGAATCTGGAAGTATACCTTGTCAATCTGCTCCTGTAACCATGTTGCCCTTGCAGAACCATCTATCTGAATGCCAATCGCCAGTGTTGCAAGTCTGGCAGTCTCAGAACACACAGATTTTGCAAAATTAATCGTCTTGATATTATTCTTGTCGTCTAACCATTCCGGAACTCCTCTGTAAATGTTCGCGCACCGGTTAATCAGTGATTCCATTTCTGGAAATTCTGCTGCCTGGATATTAAAATCCTCTTCGGCTTGTTTTTTGAAAATCATGTTAAACCACCTTTTTAGTGTTGTTATAAGTCCCATTTAATCACCTTTTTTTACAGTCAAATCCTTATCAATGCCTAACGGATCTCCTGCAAAGTTCCATAGCTGGATTTCTTTACATACAGCTCCACACTTACAACACTGAACATATTCGCTCCATACCTGGTCTACGTGCATTTTATCATTGATTAATTTATCCTCTAATGGCTCTTCGGATATCGGAACAATTATCACGCTTCCGCACTTACCACATTTCATGATGCGTGTGCAACCTTTTCCATATCTGATAAATCTGTATGCTATTTTTATTCTGTCAAATAACTTATTATCTCTCATTATGCACTGTTACCTCTCCTGTTAAATAACGGCTCATAAGCATACCTAAGTGCCGAAATTGCATGATCGTTTCCGTCAGGATAACCACTTATTACATTTCCCTCTTTGTCTCGATCATACTCATATTCTGTAATTTCTTTGTATGCGTTCGGTGTCCGCTTCGGGTCAATGACAAGTGTCTTAGTCTGTAAGAACTTAAAACCATACTCGATACTTCCCGGCCCTTTGATTGCTCCTCTGGCAGGAAGCCCGGCATCCCGGAAGTCGTTCACGGACTTAGGTTCCGCAGAATCACATATCATCGTATAATCGTCATAGCCTTTTTTCTTGATCCAATCAGCGGTCTTGGAGTTGCTCCATTTATTTACATACAATTCGTCAATCAGATATATCTTCTCTCTAGCAGAATCGTAATAAGTTCGGAGATAGCAGAACTGGTCCGGATACCATCCATAATCTACGCCAGCGAAAATACGATCCATGCGACTGATTTCTTCATCTGTAATATCTCTAATTTCTAGGTATTCAAATACGTTTCCACCGTCACCATTCGGGACACCCAAGTATTCATGCTCATAGGCTTCTGGATTGATTTCTTTCAGATGTGCTGCATCATCAATAAACTTCTGTCCGAGCCACTCCGCCGGAGCTTCCAGATAACTCGAATGATGGATAACTCTTTTCGGGTTAGGCGTGAGCTTGATCCTGTTTACCCAGTTTGATTTTGATTTTGGTGGGTTATATGATGAAAAATCATAGGATTCATCGCCACCACGAAGCACTGACTGATTAACAGAACGCTCCTGAGCGTCTCCCTTCATTTGATCTTTTTCCTCTTTCCAGAGGATTCCAATGTATCCAAACTCCGGCTTAATAGATTTCAGTTTGGTTTCATCGTCCAGACCACGGAAGTATATTGTCTGTCCCGTCTTAATATACTTGATTTCAAGTGGCGACACCTTGCATTCAAATTCTTCCATCAATCCCAGTTCATTGATAGCCCATTTCATGTTAGCATATACAGAATCTTTCAGAGTGCCGGCCACCTGTCTTGTAATGCAGGCGTGCATCTGAGGATTATTCTTGATAAGTTCAACAATCTTAAAAGCCACAAATGAAGATTTCAGACCACCTCGACCGCCCTCAAATACATATTCAATATTAGGCTTAATCTGTCGGTTAATATCCACGAACGCCTTGCCAAGTACTCTGGCAGGAAGTTCATATTTGCTTTCGTCTGATTTTGATACAGCTACCAACTGTTCCCATTTGTCCACCGCCTGCATATTTCCTTTAATAGCTTTATCGTATACAGCAGCTACAATACAGGCATTATTATTTGCATCCTCATCATATATTCCCATCTTTGTGAGTTTCTTCTTTGCGGCAGTCGGGGCAGGGTTCTCAGCTATCATTTTTGCTAATTCAGAAAGGGTTTTCTTTTGACGGCGAGAATGACCAGAAGCAATGCCGCCTTTTTGACCGTTTTTCGCTGCTTCCTCACTGCTTCGACCAGGTTTAAAAGGTTTTAAATTTTCCTCGTTTGCCATCCTATCAACATCCAATCATATCCTTTCTGAATTAAAATCCCCTAGCATAGTTATAGTTATATACACTATAATACCACACTAGGGGTTATGTACCTCTACACCACTTTTAGTTTTTTATCAATTTTATAATCTTCCGGTCAATTTTGCCAAGTGATAATATTCTGCCATAGTTTTGCGTTTATATCCGTAGAAATCATTTTCGGATACCGGCATATCTCGGAATCGTTCCATTGTCCGGTATCCTATACAGTTCACTATGCTGTCGTATATCTGCGTTTCTATGCCTGGCGCATATTTGATTGACACTTGCAGAAGATTGTACTTGTCATTCTCGTCAAGGTGTCTGAAATGACTTTGAAGCGCCGGTATATCATCCGGCGGCACTCCATAGTCGGTTAGTGTAGCTTTTCTAAGATTCATTTAATCATCTCCTCCAACTTCTTCTCTATCGGATTAATAATCTCTTCCAATACCTGATGTTCATAATTTTCTTTCCAGAATTTTTCTCCTTTCCAAAATGGAGTTTTTCTAATCTCATCCATTAAATTAATACACGCCATAGCTGTCAGTGTTCCCCAGCATCCGTCACATGCTCTTTCATTGCACCAGTTTACAAATTCTTTAAATTTCATTCTTCATCTCCTCCAATTTCTTTTCAGCTTCTTCCCGGGTGAGGAATACCAAATCATTTAATTCTCCGAGCCATTCATCATGGTTTGCCCACAAAAACTGTTTACCATCTTTGCCGCATTCAATTCCACTTAACACGTTTTCCCGAATATCCATGCCGCATATATCCCATACAGTTGTGCCGATAGGACACGGCAGCCTCACGAGCAAGCCCTGTTCTTCTAAGTTTTTATATTCTTCCCATTTATCCGCTTCTTCATAAGTCAAAATTCTTGCGTTTACGGGATGTTTCTTATCTGGCTCAGAAAGTTTCATTTCCAGAGTGTCAATTACATCAGCAAGAGAAAATGTAGATTCTTCTCCGAATATTTTATGTAGACGTTCTTCTAACTCTTTATAAGACTTCAATTCTTCCAATAGTTCTGCGACATCTTTTAACCAAGATAACCTCCCATCTTCAAAGCAACGGCCGTAAGTATTTTGATGATACGGACAACCAACAGCATCTTTACCGCTGATATAATCTTTTAAATATTCGCCAGCTACACATAAAATGCGTTTATGCTTTTCATCCTCTATATGCATAAAGTTTTCGTGATCTGCATAACAATCGCCCTCGGCATCTTGGCTGGCAACGCATTTAAGGGCTTTTATCATATCGTCAATTATTATCTTTTCCATCATTCCACCTCTTTCAGCTTCTCCACTGCCAGCTTCAAAGACTCAATAAATTCATCATTCAACGCTGTACGGTCTGGATTTTCGATAAATTTTTCAATATCTTCAATTGCTTTTTCTTCAGGTGTAGAAACTGTCACTTTTCCTGTTTTCACAATTTCAATAAGTTCATCAATGCCATCTTTCCAGTTGCATGTATTACACAAACTACAGTTACACTTAGTGTTCGTGTAGTGCAATACGCATTCTGAACAACCTCCGTTGCAATCGCTTATATCTGCAATACGATTAGCAAACTCTCTTGCCGTCATTTCTTTTGTCCCGAGGAGTTCTGAAGCTTCGTAGAAAGCATCACACTCTACTCCGATACGTACGCTGTGCACCACATCTTTGTTATTACAAAATTTTAAAATGTCTGGAAAATGTTGTCCTGGTAATGGTTTACAATTGCCTTTCGAATACCAATGAAATCCCTGTTTCTCAGCTTCTTTGAGAAGCATTTCATTTTCTTCTTCTGTCTTAACCAAGATACATGTATTTCTTAAATCAACCATCTGCGTTTCCTCCTTTAATTTTGCTAATACAAGTGTTCCAACCTCGAATCCATGCAAGACTAAGTTTACTTCTCCAATATTCCTCTTTTTTCTCCTCCGGCAATGGCTTCAATGGACACCATCCGGAGATTGCATCATTGTTTGGAACTCTTCTGTCACCCATCGCTCTGCACCAAAATCCGCTTATAAATTTACATTTTCCGCAATTCTCTGGTGTGTCAATCACTAATACTGATTTTCTCATTTGATTCCTCCTGTAATAACTCTGGATTGTCGAAAATGTTTCCAACTTGCATAGTGCCTACCATGTTAATCCAAAACCCTAAATCTTTTCTAAGGCATTTGTCATCCGACCAATCTGCATAGAATCCGACATGTTCTGTTTTCTGAGAATCAAAACAATTTTGATAGCATCCATATTTGATTGGAGCACAGATTTCTCCGAAATGATATTTGATAATATCATTCTCCCAGATTCTTTTACCGTTCTTGTCGTAAAGTCCCGTGAACTGGCAGATGGTTTCTGAAGCAACCAATTCCATTCTGCCTGTTATCAAAAAGTTGATTGGCAATATACTTGCTTTTTTATACGGCGGAACAATATAACAATATCCGCTGTCAATATCTAAATCTATGAGACTTCCCTCAATCCATTCACCATTATCAATCCGCTTTGCCTTGAAAAGAATTTCTCTCATTCAACTCCACCACCTTTTACAATTTCGATTGCTAAAGCTATCGTCTGTTCTTTTTCAATGTATTTCAGCCTTTGCGTGCTGTCATTAGTTCCCAAACATAGTTTAAATGCTCTCTTCTTTTCTTCTTCTAACCGCTCCACAACCTTATCTACATCAAAAACTGTCGGCTGTTCGTCAATCTTTTCAAGAATCTCTAAATCATCAGAATATGCACAATGTATTACATGTTTCAACTTATCTGCATCTATCAGTCTACTCATCTGATTCCTCCCTGTGCTTACATTTTAGGTCCTCTAAAAATTACTATCATTGACGGAAACGGTGCGCTATTCTTACTGTCTCCGAATTTTAACCTTCCTCTTAAAAATCTAATCTCAGATCTGTGATATACAAAATCTTGAAACCACTTCGTGTCTGTCCTTGCCGGAACTAGTAAAACAACGAGCGTATTCTCTTTATGTCCTTCCTGATAGCTTTTTTCAACCCATTGATATATTTCTCTTCCGTAGGGTGGGTTGCAAAATACTCGCATTCCTCCCCAATCCTGTATAAGACCATTTTCATTTTTAGTAAAAAATTTCTCGCATTTATGGTTTTTTGCGTCCGCACATGGGTCTAGTGTGAAATCAAACTCTTTGTTTAATTCATCGAAAATATATTTAGGTGTAGCCCATTGATCGGAATTGCTGCTAAACAAACTTTTTTCCATTTTGCCCTCTTATTCCTCCCCACACTCCCAACAACCGCATTCTCTCATACAGTACAGCGACGGTCTTGCGTCTGTATCCGTAGAAGTCTTTTGGGTTCATCGGGATATATCTTTCTTTGCTGATTTTCCTGTAGCTTTTCCGGTGTAGGATATTTTCGATAACCATATCCGCTATCACCGTGTTTTTCGGGCAAGCTGACAAGGCAGCACTGGAAAGCAGGTAGCCGTACTCTGCCGGGAAGTCTTTCAGCATTGTGTTCAGTTTTTCAATGTCTTCTGCCGGAATACCGTAGTCTTTCAGCTTTTTGTTCCTTGTCAGCATACCGTTCTCCTTTCTATTTGTCTGAGTGGTGCTTGTCGTACATGATCGCTACGCATGCAAGACCGACCACTCCGACTATAATTCCAAGTGCAAGTCCTAATAAGAATGTAATCATGACTCGTCCTCCTTGATATAATCTTCGCAATCTTCTGCATATTCATAACTGTCCATCATGTCGCACCGGTTATCGCAACCGTCTTGTTTCTCACAGTAGATGCAACACTTTGTTTCACCGTCTGGACACTCTAATTTGCAATATCCCATTTAGTCCTCCTTATATGGTTTTGGATAGTCCATCCATGCAACTACTGTTCCGCCTAAAACTTTTTTATCCGTTCTCCAAATTCCATCAGTAGTATGTGCCTGCTCTACCAATACTGTTCCATCGTCAAATACAACTGTGGCAATCACATATTTAGATGTTTTTTCGAACATTCCTCTTTTCCAGTTACCCGTTCCTTTGAATTTTGCAAATATAGAATCATGTTCTTCTGGCAATCTCTCACTGACCGGAATCCAGTTAGTAGCTTTTAAACGCTCAATAACTTCCTTCTGTTCCTCTTCTGTCTCGCAATGCATTACAACATCGTAGGTATCATCGTATGCACTAAATGTGCCATCTTTGTTCTGAACAAGTTCCATTACATCACTCATGCTTCCACCTCCGAATCTTCTGGCATCTGAAAGATAGCAAATCCATCTGTTTTTTCTTTAAATTCGTGAAGATAACTTACACTGAAATTCAACATGATTTGATATTCACTATAAGCTTCCTGAATCATATCCAGTACTTTCATGGCTTTTGCTTTGGTGGAATATTCTCCGAGCAAGCAGCACCAACTCATATCTCTTCTTGCACTTATTACTCCACCCGAGACTTCGACATCGAATAAAAGTTCAAGTGTAGCTAAAACTTCCTTATTCTGACTTCTGATTAACATTTTGCATCCTCCTTGTAATCCTCGATTGCGGCTATCTTATCCTCGCACATAGCGATTGCTTTTTTAAGTCTGCTGATTTCAACGTTATATATTTCTAAAAATTTATTTTTTACAAACTGATAATTCGGTACTGTCAGCGCAATGTACGGCGTTGAATGACCAGAAATTGTTCCGATATCTTCCTTTTTCACGTATCCGATGTAAATTCCTTCTGGAAACTGTGTTACTGCTTTGTACGTCTTTGGTTTTTCTATTACCTCGCATTCCTCAACTCTGATCTTGAAAACATAGTCTCCTAATGTTTGGGTTTCTGGATTGTATTCTCTGTTACTGTCTAAAATGTAGAAATATAATTTCATTTTGCGTCCTCCTTATCGTTCGCTCTTTTATTCCATGCTTCTATTGCATATTCGGGATTGTTATAATGTCCTGTACCGCAAAGACAGTTACCGCATTTTACAAGATAGTAAGCATTACCTAAATATCCCATTTCATCATCGGTAAAAATTTGCGCCTCTTTTCCGCAAAACGGACAAGATTTTAATTTCTCCATTTTCATTCTCACTTTCCCCATGTAAGTAACTGACACGCTATTGTGCAGTCCTCCATGATTTCTTAACCAAATGCTACCTGTCCGTTATTCTGCATGTCTTTTTATTTCTCCTGAAAAGCTTAATTCAATTCCCAGTTCTTCCTTGATAGCCTGCACATAATCAATCCATTCAGCCAAGCCCTGGTCGATATAGTCCGAAGCTTTGTCCATGCCTGCCATGAACTTCTGGCATCTTTTCTGACCGAATCCAAATTCATCATGCAGGACAGCTATCGCCATGATCACGCAGCATTCAGATACAAGCTGTTTGATCTTCTCAGATGCTTTGTCCAGATCCTTTCTTGCCAGGGAAGTATGTATTCCTGTTACTCCCCTGAATCTGCATTCCTTTTCGAGGGCTTCAAGACCGCCCTCTCTGGTGATTCGTCTAGCAAGGTCAAGACCATCTTCCCTGCCGCGTTCATATTCACGCATTTTGTTCATTTCTTCACCTTTCCGAACCCGTATCCTGTCGGAGCATAGGCTCTATCAGTACTTGGGTGTGCTGTTTTAAGCAACCCATCATCAATAAGCTGGTTCAAATGTCTCCAGATGGTGGCTCTGCTTGCATCTACCTTCTCACAAATCTCGCTGACCGATGGTGCGTATCCAACAAGTTTAAAGTAGCTTACTACATACATGTAGATTTCTTTTCTAAGAGCCTGTCCCTGTTCGTATTTGTTCTTAGTGTTGTACATTCTTTCTCAACTCCCTTTGTTTAGAATCAATAAATTTGCAAAATGCTAAAACAAATTCTTTTGCTAATGGATCTGAATATATTTCTATCAATTCCATACAACGGTCATAAGCTGCTTTTGAATATTCATCTGTGAGTTCAACCAGGTAAAACTCTTTTATTAATTCCCATAATTTAGGCATAAACATTGCCATCATTGGAATATCATCTTTTCTTACGCTTGCCATTTCTCCCCCCTCTGAATGTGTAACGTGTAACATAAGTATTTAATTTTTCCTATAATTACCTTTTTATATAATTATTAAAATATACTTTATAGTAAAATATTAGTTACATTAGTTACACTAAGCAAAAAATACAGTATTTATAAGGGTTTGAGGTGTATCTTGGGGTGTAACTAAATGTAACTAAGTGTAACTAGTTTTAGTCAAATGGTATCTCACACTCACACATTTTTTCAAATTCACTTAATTTTCTGACTTTTTGATAACATATCTGTGGACCATATTTTCCACATCTCACCCGTTTCCCGCCATTTTCCCTTTCCCATCCGTCAATGCAGTTCTGCATGATGGAGTGAATTTCGTTGGACTCGAACCTTGTGGGCTTGCGGCCCTCGTTACCCAGCGCCTGTTCATATAGCATTGCAACGCAAACGCGAGGTTCCATTGTATGGTCTAGCCATTCTTGAATAATTCCAACTCTCACGTCCTCCTCCATAAATTCCTCCTGTTTATCCTCTATATATCGCTGTAAATTCTTCGGAAGAATTAACTTAGGTGTTCTATCGGCCCTTTCAAAAAGCTCCATGGCTTCTCCCCAAGCGTTTGTAAAGTCTGACGCTACGGCCTGTGGATCATCAAACATGGATTTCAGGACGTGTTCTTTTCTCGTGACTATCGGAAGGAATCGTCTATTGCCTGTTCTATCAGTCAGGAAACGGTCATTGTTGGTTGTTCCGGCAAATACACACACTCTTGGTCTCTGCTCTGTTCTGCGCCCATATGGAGGTCTGTACGTGTCCACTGTGGATGTTAAAAATGCTTTGATGCTCTCAACTTCTTTTGCTTTTTTAGTAGCCAGCAGTTCCGCCAGTTCCACCATCCACATACCGCGAAGCTTTTCCGGGGCTTTGTCGCCCTCGACTGTATTGAAGTTGTCGTTATACCATGCGTTATTGAGTGATAAAAGTCTCAGGAAGGTAGATTTTCCAATTCCCTGTGAGCCGTATAATACTGGCATGTAGTCAAACTTACATCCCGGATGGAACGCTCTGCTGATTGCACCTAACATAAACAGTTTCATACATTCCCTGGAATACTCTGTGTCTTCTACTCCCAGATATTCTGGAAGTAGTTTGTTGATATATCCGGTCTTTTTATTCCACTTATTCTTATGAATGTCAGTAAGCATATCAACAACAGGGTTGAATCTGTTTCTATTTGCCACGATATTAAGTGCTTCCATGATCTTCTCCAGACTCTTTAGCCCATATTTTGATTCAATGTACGACTTCAAATTGCTGTCATCACTGTTGCTCCATTCCCTATACATGTTTACGTGCTCCCACGGGAGACTCCCACAGACAAAGGGCGCATATGACAACTCGTTGTATTTAATATGTCCATACAAATCAGGGTCGTATTCAATGGCTTCACACATATTCTTAATGCTCTGAATCATTGTTCCTTTTTCTGTAAAATCAAACTCCGGATCCCTCCACCCTTGCGTTGCAACCCCCTCTGAGTCAATGTGAATGGGCTTTCCTTTATCATATCTAGTCGCACTTGATACAATGACTTTGACTTCCTGTTCAGTTAATGGAGGCGAGCAGGAACTTTCATTCTCAGCCATGGTAGCAGCGAACACTGATTGATCTGACGCTCCTTTCGCCTGCATCATACACGCAAAACGAAAAAGCATCTGATTTCTTTGTCCTGCTGCCACGATATTTGGCATGGTAAAAGTTGTACCTTGTTTCTGATCGTCATGGTTCAGGAAGTATTCTACATTGTTATCGGCCTTTGCGATCTCAAATTCGTCCGGTGAGTATTCCCATTCATACCGATTGCCATTCTTATGTATTGATGGAGGAGCTACTACATACCCGCCATTTCCACGAATATCTACACCATCAATAATTCCGGCTCGGTTCTTTATTTTGCCATTTCCACGATAGTACAAATGGTATCCGCCACGCCCTGTGATAGCCGTCCATGTTTCTGGGAAATCACCGTGTTCACGCTGCCAATCTTCAAGTGAATGGTACCCATCTATTCCGCGATCTTCGTCAATGTCTAAATCAATTACAAATACATTCTGGCTAACTGAGCCAGTCGCAAGGCCTATGTTTGCATTTGGATATTTCTGCCACCAAGCTTTTATCTGAGCTGCGTCTGTAGTTGCATCCTTACATCCATTCCTGGTGAGCGGAACTTTATCGCGGTACTTTAACGGGAAGACAGCAAATCCTTTTTTGGCATATTCGATAGCCGCATCATACATACTTGGATATTCATTCATTGTAAACTCCTATGAGCTGATTTAACATTTCTGGATTGTTTAAAAGATTAATGAAATCTACTACCGTTTTTTCTCGAATTGAATGTATCTTATTATTTGCATCGTGAGCAACGATTGTTCCAGAAGTATAAAAGCTCTGAATTATGCCGTTTTTATCACGTGCATTAAATTGCTTTCCATTATTGAATGCTTCCACACTGAATCCTGCATCTATTAATTTTAAATAAACATACAAGCTTTTATCCATCAAACTCACCCCTTTCAAGTCTTTCTTTTAAATCTCTGTATAAAATTTCTTTTATCAGTCTTCCAGATGTTTCCTCTTTGCAAAAAACCACATTCATGTTGTATCGGACCATCCATGCAACACTGGAAGCTAAAAACGCATTGGAGTTGAATTTGCTTCGATATTTACCGTTCAAAAGGTTTTCCCAGCTCGAATTTTCGCAGATGAGGTAAATCCTACACTGCTGATCTAATGCCCGTTCAAACTCTCTTTTGAATCTCTCACGCCCCCTGGTAAAACATGCAGCTAACTCATCTAAATTCATTTTCCGTTCCACCACGCAGAATGGTTTAATGGTTTCACATGTGTCAAAAAGTGAACTACCATCTGGCAACACTGCATTATAGGTATAATCACCATAATCCAATGTTGCTCGACTATATGGAGCGGAAAAGGATTTATACCGCTTCTCCGCTCGTTCGGTCGCTTGTTCCCTGGAATCAACAAGAATCTGGAAAGACTTTAAGACTTCTTTTTGATCAAAAATATCCATTAGTTGAATGGCATCTCCTCATCTGCACCGTCTGGAACACTCATGAAATCATCTGAATTAGCGCGTGAAGAATTATTGCTACCTAAGATTTTGTCTTTTGGGAGCTTGTAATCACCGGAGCGAATTTTATCGACTTTACAGAAGGATGCCAGATTGGTGGCTCTTCCAACACTTCCATCATTCTTTTCATATTCTCTTTCATTAAAAAGACCGCCGGCAATCTTACCTTTGAATTTCTGTTCATCCCAGTCAAAGTGGTATCCCGGATTGGATTCTTCAAGAGCTTCTGTAAATGTTTTAAAGCGTCTCTTTGTCCAGTTATCTTTCTCTGATCCGTCATCATTCGGAATATTCAGAAGATAATTGCAGTGCCATTTCTTATCCTCGCTCTGCTGGGCTTTATATTCTTTTGCATAGAAGCCCGCATATTCGCCTTCTGCAATATCGCAACTGATTTTTACATACTGACCTACACTGTTGTTACAAACTTCGGCTCCAAGAATTTTCACCACATAGCCGCCTTTTGGAAGCACTTCGTAATCTCCGTAAGCCTGTGTTTTTTCGTAATCTCCAAATCTTTTAATTGCCATGTTTTTTATCTCCTTTTAAAATATTTGTTATAGTCATAGCACATAGAAATGGCTTCTTCTTTGCTCGCACATTTCCTGTACTCACGAATTGCTTTATCACGGTATAATTGACGGATATAATACGATTCGCATCTTATCCGATAGGCGTACCGGCCTATTAAAAATACATACCAGTTTTGTTCTCTCATCAAAACTCCTTCATAACTTCAATGACCTTCACAATATCATTCGGAATATATTCCTCTTCAAATGCTCCCAGTGGCGTTCTTGCGGTGTCATTATGAGAAGTGGTTGAAAAACAATAGGTGTTCTCCTGCTTCATTGATCTGAGCAACCAGTTAAACTTACTGTCGATGTTGTTTTTCTCAGTCTTTCTTCCATTGGTTTTGATTCTGGTAAACTCATATCCTGCGTCAGTCATTTCTGTTTGCGTGTGGAACAGCAGGATCACTGTCAGATCATCTCTGAGCTTTGACGGAATATCTACCAAGTCCCAGATGCTCGAGGCGAGGTCCATCCACTTGTCATAGCCCTTCTCTTTGCATCTCCTCATTTCGTCCGATACCATTAAGTTATTTACGGTATCAACAACGAAATAATGGATATGCGGCGCTTTTTCTGCAATGTTTAAAAGATATTTAATGGTAGTCTGCGGGAAACTAGTCTTTACATAATTGTTCTTATCAGCAGAATACTGGTCTCTCCAACCTTTCCAATTCAGGCCCTTCCCATCACAATCACAGTAATAAGTTTCTTCTGGATTGAGATTGCGAAGGGATGTACTTTTACCACTTCCGGGTTCACCCATGATTCCAATTAAGTTTGCCATAGCTTACACCTCCGCTTTGTCGTATACGATATGTTTGCTACCTTCTACAATCAGAAGACTTGCGATCTGGCGCATTGATAAAGTGCTTTCATTGTAAATTTCTGTCAACGCATTATACGCTTCCCCGGTCACTTTTACCGCCATGTCTCGTTCTGACACTACTGCCTTTTTACGTGCCGGTATATGGATTTCAAATTCAGTCATTTTTGTTCCTCCTTATATGCTTTCTGAGCCACTAAAAGCCCATTTAAAGCTTGTATATAGTTCGCCAACGTTCTTGCCTTGTACTGTTCTTCAATCGGATTATCCGGCACTGTAGCAAGTTGTATGTCGATTAATCTCAATACTTCCTGAATGCGTTCGTCCATACTTACACCACCTTGAAAAAGCAATACAGGTTATCTGATGCATCTCCGAACTTCTCTCCGTCGATATCTTCGGCTTTGTGGTATTCCACATGGTCAAGAGACATATCGCAGTTCTCATAATCCAGAATGTAATCGCCTCTGGACTGAAGCTCTCTGAGCAATTCGTTAATACATCCTGCTATCTCCAGACTGGGAAGAAGCTTCATAATTGCTATCTGTTTACTCATTTGGACACTTCCCATCTATCAGAAGTTCCAGCAAGAATGCTTTGATTTTATTAAGCTTTTCACGGCTTTCTTTCTCGTAAAATGAATTAAAAGATACGTTTTGGTACAAATCCCATTTAAATTTGTCTTTGGGAAGGCAAGCATCTTCCTTCCTTTTGAGTCCAAATACGCTCATACCATAAATTGAATAGTTGAATGTGGCACTTGCTGTCGGAACTTCATTCGCAACTCTTTTACAGAGTCCATAAATTTCATCAATCTCTTTCTCGAACATCTTCTTATCCTCCTTATTCCCTACTGCCAGTCTGCTTTCATCTGGTGAACCGCCCATGCTGCCGAGATGCCAAAAAAGATGTTCAGCCAGATAGGTATATCCACATATTTCCCGGCAAGCATACAAACAGCAATCAGCGCATACTCTTTCATTTCATTTCTCCCATAATCCATGCAAGGTTGCTGGCTACCAGTGCGGCAGTTGTGGCCAACCATGCAATAAACCATTTTCTTGCTTTTTTTCTACTTTCTTCGACAATTTCTGTCGCAAGAATGAACTCAAGTTCGTCCCATGTCGGAACATTTTCACATTTATTTGTGCTATTTCTGCTCATATCGTGCTAATTTCTCCTTTTTTGGTATTTACAATTAGCAGATACGAAGTTATAATTAACCTGTACCTACTAAGCATGGATTAGTAAGTGCAACGCTCCGGTTGGTGGGGCTTCACCGCCGGGGCACTATCACTTTAAAGCTTCTTTCCCTCTCCAGATATATCCTGTTTCTTCCCAAAGTTTCCTTGGAGAGATAACAAATTCTATTCTGCCAGAACCTTTTCTGTCGTGAATCACTTTGTTCCCACGATACGCCGTACCGATAGGCAGCCATCCATAAATAATCCCCGCTCTGACAGATGGTGTAGGAATGCCTGTCATTTTACTCACGTCTGATACTGTCAGGCGCTCGTTTGAGAACTCCGGCATCTGCGGAATGCCGGATATGATTCTCGCGACTTCTTCGGCAAATTGATGGACTTCTGCGCTTTCTTTGATGTAAGTATCAACTTCGCTCATTTCATGCTCCTTTCATATTTGTTTTTATGAATTTTTTTTACCTTTGCTTTCTTCTTTCTCTTTTGAGTTTTGAATGGAGATTTCTTTCCGGTAAAATGTGTAAAATTATTTGCTCCCATTATTTATCACCTATTGTATTTCCTTTCCCCTCTACCTATAATGCATTTACAGGCACCGACATGCCGAGTACGGAGAAAGGAGAATTATATGGTTGAAACAATCACTCGACTGTATCACTGCCACAAGATTCACAAGCATGTGACTGTTTATGAAGAGTATGAGGTTTCTGGTAACAGTCGCCGCCTACTGCGGTGCTCATGTCCATATCATCAATACACGGAAATGAAGCCGCGCTGTGATGGGTATAATGACCATGGTTTTCAATGTGGTTATGCAAAAAATCAATAACCAGGCTCACTAACTCATCTGGTCGCTCACTTGGCGATAGGTAACAGTAAAGCCGTAGGTCACATTTGCAACAGTCTCCACCAGATTCTTTGCAGTGCTGGCTGACGCCTTTATTAAATTGTAATGCGTCCATTTATGCTCCTTTCTACTCAATACACATTTGAGCATTGCAGTCCCTGATGCACATTACTGTATTTGTACATGGATGCCAGTTCTTAACATATTCCATAGCTTCTTCAAATCTCAGCTTAGGGATGTTATTACGGGCATTTACTGCGAAGTAAGTCTTTATATCCCTGTTGCATTCAGCAAATACTTTCTTGCCAATTTCCTTGTAAGCATTTGACTCTTTCCCACCAAGGTGAGCAATTACGACACTTGACACTAAGTCTCTAATAGATTCCTGCTGTGCGTAGTCAATAGTCATGGTATTTTCAAGTCTGTTAAGCCGCTCTTCGTGATCTAAGAATCCTGTCGCAATAACCTGTATCTGTTCAACTGTCGTCAGTGGCTTATGGTATGAACCTGTCTTTCGGATTGTCGGAAGGACTTCATCCATAACCCATGATTCGAATTTCTCCGCTGACGGAAGTTTTGATTTCATAATCAGGCGGTACAAATCTCCCTCATTTATGTATGACATTGACTGAATGCCACTAGATGTAGGGGTGTCACGTTTCGTTACTCCCTTACAATGGTCAAGAATGGCTTTCCTCGGATTACTGTATCCAAGAGCTTTGGCAACATCAGTGCCAACAAAGTACGGTTTACCGTCAATTTCTGCTGTTCGGATTTCTCCAAACTCTTCTGAATTAAAAAACTGTAATTCGTTCATAAGTCTCCTTTTTTGTGATATACTCCCAGTAGATGGGAGGTGATTAAAATAAATCAAATTATTTCAATTTTAAAATCGGCTAAAGGAATCATTACGTTTGAAAATGTTTCTTTTATCCTTGGGTTAATAGGGTCTGCTGGAACTGCTTGGCAATTATTTCAATCACGGCGTAATCTTCATTTAAGCTTGCCTTATTTTGGATATAGCCCAGAAAAACAACTGGCTTTGGCTTATATCCAGTTCGACAATCTCTCAAATTCCGTAATATCAATCACAGATGTCTCCATTGTTATTAACGGAATTACATATCCATGCAATAAGTTGCCAACTATCGTTGCTTCTTCAGACCGGAAAATCGGTGGAAAAACCGTTTCTTCCGACAGCTTGTACAACATGTCTCTTCCGGTTTGTTTGTCTGGATATGGTGGAAGCAGCGGCTACTTTGTGTTTCAGATTCCATTAGAATCTGCTCCATCTGACTCCACGCACCAGACATTTCTAATTTCGACCAGTCGTGGCTCGTCATTTCGAGTCGAACTGAAACCTGACCGAGAATATTTTTACTGACGGTGCAGTTTAACATTTTTCTTCACCTCCTTTGTTCTTTATCCCTCAATGCGATTGCGTAGCCCAAAGTCATCCGTAAATCATCCTCATTGAGGGATAACAGAGAGGAGATACCATCTTGCAGGAAATCATATTCAGATTCTTCCATGTTTTTTGATTTGCTTTTCTCCTCTGCTACGCCGAGCATGTATCCGAGGTCAAAATCATCAACATATTTAAGTAGCGGAATCAATTTGAGTATGACTTTCTGTTTTTCGCTGATAGTAAGTGACTTTTTAGGTATTGGTTTTACAGATTCTACATTTTTTCGTTCATCTGCTCTTTTCTTTAATTCAGATATGGCAATATCAAAAGGAACATTAAAATATTCTCTTCCTTGCGCCTCTGGAACCCTATCTTCATCAAATAACATGTGCATTTCACGTTCTAATTTAAAAGCGTCTTCTATCTCGTCTGTTGAAAAGATTTGATTTACTTTGTATGGAATCTGCGTTGACCTCTGTTCAACATTTCCAGAGACACCGATTTTTACAAAATCGCCACAATCCATGACATATACTTTACGTTTCAATTACTCACTCCTTTCATTCTGGAATCTTCGGTTCAAGAAACTTGTCAGTCCCAACAGATAATGCCCCACAGATTAATTCGTATTCATCGAAATCTAATCTGCGATTTCCGTTAAGAGAAAGATTAAGTTTCTGAACAGGAATGCCAGTTTTGTTGGCGACGAATGTCTGCGTTATGCCGTTGTTTTCAAGGTATGACTTAATTTTCTTACCAACACACATTTTCAATTCTCCTTTCCGTTTAAGTTTCGTTCCTATCGAACAATTACAGTATAACTTCGAAATGTTCGAATGTCAAGAATAAATTTCGAGAAAATCGAAATTATTTTATTGACAGTTCGAAATTTCTATATTATTATTAATCATGAAAGGAGGAAACCGATAATGACATTTGGTGAGAAAATCAAGCAAGCCAGAACAGCAAAGAAATTAACTCAGAAACAACTCGCAGAAAAAATCAACGCAAAACACAATTCAATTAGTGACTGGGAAAAAGATAAGTGCAAGCCAGATATGGACACTATCGAACTTCTATGCGGCGCTCTGGAAGTAACACCGACATACCTCATGGGTTCTAAAAGCGATGACGATTATGCAACCATAATTGGAAATCTTATGTCAGAACCTGACGTCTTAGACTTTATCGAGGAATATAAAGCACTCGATAAAGAAGATAAGAAAGCAATAAAACAAATAGTTTCATCGTTAAACAAAAAGAGCAAGGGTTAGTCCCCTTGCTTCTTTGATTTTAGATATTTGATAAGAATCGTATAGACAAATTTTAACTTGCCCTCATTATCACATTTTTCTATCATTTTAATAATCTCTTTCTTATAATCCATAATAGCCCTCCCTATTGCAACTACCGCCTACACTACAGTATATGTTCGGCTGTGGGAAATAGAACCGAACATTAGTTCGTTTTTTGCTATTATACCACCTATTCCGACTCTTGGCAACTGCCAATGATATACATGAACTTTCGTTATTTCATACACGAACTTTGCAATCTCAAAGAAAATTATGCTTTCACAGAAGAAAAATGCGATATCGCGAACTTTGCTGTGGGCTTCTCCCAGATTATGGTTCGGCGCAGGCTTCTCCTGATATGCGGCACTGGTGATCTGCATATTATTGTGATTGTTCGGGACAATCTTTAGCGGAATATGTATCGTGCAAAATATCTTAAATATAATTAGAAAGAATGCAAATATCTTAAAACAATTATTTTTCATAACAAATCACTCTTATCCTTTACAAATCATGTTATCTGCGATAAAATAATAATACCACATAAAAGCGTACTTTTGCATGACACTTCAAAATCAGCAAGAAAAATGTAAAAATCAGCAAAAATGTCATGATTTAAAGAGTATGTGCAAAGCATAGCAGGAGGAAAAAAGTATGAGTAATGAAAAAACAAAAATCTGCAAGCACTGTAAAATGGAAATCCCAGCAGGAGCAAAGATATGTCCTCATTGTAGAAAGAAACAGGGCGGCAAGCTGAAATGGGTAGTTCTGGCAATCGTTGTTATCGGAGCTGTGGGTGCGGCTTCTGGCGGAAGTTCTGACACAAAAACCACAACCACTTCTACTGCAAAAACAGAATCCAAAGAAGTAGCAACACCTACACCAGTAAACTATACCTCTGTATCTGTAAACGATATGATGTCTGCTTTGAACGATAACCCGCTTGGAGCATCAAAACAATACAAAGACCAGTATTTAGAAATCACTGGAAAACTTGGAAATATTGACGCTTCTGGAGACTACATTGACCTCATGGCAGATGGTGATTTTGAAATCATTGGCGTACAATGCTACATTAAAAATGATGAGCAGGAGTCAAAAGTTACATCTATGAAAATGGGTGACATGGTGACTTTGAAAGGAAAATGTACAGACGTAGGTGAAGTTCTTGGATATTCATTTGACATTGAAGAAATAGAATAAATAAAACCACCCCGGCATTGGCGTACCGAGGTGGCGTTTATACATCTCCGAAGAAATGTAATATTCTGGCAAAACATATTGTATCATCTTCGGAGCAGTCGGGCAAGCCAGAAAGTTTGTTCGGCTGTTATTTTTATACCTAAAATACAGCTACAGAAAGAGGGAATAAAAATGGCGAAGAAAAGAAAGAAATACCCGAAGCTCCCTAACAGTTTCGGAACAATACGGTACTTGGGCGGCAACCGCAGGAATCCATTTGCGGTCCATCCTCCGGCAGTACTGGATGAAAAGACTGGAAAGC